AGACACAGATAATTACTACGCTGCTGAATCACAATTCAGAATCAATAAAGGAAGTGCAGATTTTCTTGTAGGCTTTTATCCTTACCAAGAAGATCAGTTAATCGTGTTTATGCGTAATAGCATTCACATGATAAACAACATTGCGACTACCTCCGCAGCTAATACTTACGAGATTACCCGTCAGCATGGTTGTGTGGCACGCAAATCAATCGCACAGTCTGGCCCACAAACATTCTTCCTATCAGATAATGGGGTCATCGTCTTGTCACCAGGTACAGACCCTGCCAAGGGACTTGGAGTAGCTATAAGTAAAGTAAGTGGTGAAACCATACCCATGACTAGACCTATACAAGATCAATTTGATGAGGTTAATTACGCAGCAGCAGACAAAGCGTGTGGTATCGTGTATGACAATAAATACTACCTTGCAGTACCCACAGGTAGTTCAACAGTGGCAAACAAGATTTTCGTATTTAACCTACTTACAAGCACATGGACTAGTGTTGACTCCTACCCTGCCCTAGCAGGAAGTGTGGCATTTCATGTGGATGATTGGGTAATCTGCTCGCATGGAAGCAACCCAACAAGACGCAGACTATTTGCAGGTAACAAAACAGGTTGGTATCTCATGGAAGAAAACTCCATTGATGATAGTGGACGCAAGATAGGAAGTACATCCGAGTCCGGTACAACTGCAATTGCAGGTAAACTTGTCACACGCTCATACACCTTTGGAGACATCAATGTAAAGAGTTGGAAGCGTGGACAGTTGGGTGCAAACACAGTCAACCAGGATGCATTTAACATTAAGGTCAACACACTCGATCCAGATGCAAGCACCACAGTATTAAGCCACACCGCAGATGGCACAGAAGAAGCACTCTTCCGCTTTGGTACGGGGCGTACCCGTGGGTATGGGGCGGAAATTGAAATCAATGTCACAGCAGGCAGACCGAGCTTTAGACATGTTAGCTTGGAAGCTATAGGCGTAGGAGCAAATGCAAGACGTGAGGTGGCATAATGGCAATTACCTGTACAGTAACTCGTGGCTTTACATACGCGACCGGGGTGGATATTTCGGCTTCAAATTTAAATCAATTGGGCGAGCCAACAGTCACAGTACCAAGCGTAACCGATACAACAGTAGTGCTAAAGAGTTTTGCAGTTGCGGATCTACCTTCTGCTGGAACTGCGGGCAAAGTAGTGTATTGTACAAATGGAGATGGTGGCAGTCCCTGCCTGGCATTGGACAATGGTTCAGCATGGTTACGAATAAATCTAGGGTCAGCCGTAAGTGCAAGTGCTGCAGATGAGTATATAATCGCAGAATGAATATACTAGAACGAGCAAAGCAATTTTACGATTCAACCAAGGGCGATATGTTCAAGGATTTAAGTGCGTATGCAGCCTATGGATATGTATTTATTACACCGCAAAGCTTACTACTAACCAAACCTGTACAAAGTAAATCAGATAAACATCCTGACGAGCAATGGGGTGTATTAGCACCAGATGCTTGGTATGTTAAAACTGCAATCGGAGAAAATTGCATAAGTGAATTTATAGATAGAACACCATATCCACTCCCATTTGTTGGATGGATGAGGCAATTAAAATCAAAACCAATAAAATGGTACGACTTAAATAGAATCATTAGGAGGAAATAGCAATGGGAGGAGGAGGAACAAGTATAAATTATCCTGAGCAGCCAAGTTATGGCGAGGGAATGGCAGACGCACTTAAAGCGCAAGTAGAATTACTTACAGGTACAGGAGACTTTGCAGAGACAGGGTCACTTGAATCCTTGCTTCCACTTGAAGAATCAATTCGTAAGAAGACTGCACAGACAGACACAGATATTCTTAGGCAGACTTTGCTTGGTAGTGGTAGTGATGAGAAGTATGCACCAGATGGACGTATTATTGTTGGTTATGAAGATCCACCTGCTGATGCTGGCGGAGGTGGGCAAGGTGGTTTGAAAGTCGTGACTGAATTTGGTGCTGAAGGCTCAACTACAGGTGCTATGTTCGTAAAAGTAATTGATACTGCGACAGGCAAAATAGTTGAGGAAAAGAAAAAGATAAAAAGTATGCCTGGTGGTAGAGGAGTTTTTGATAAGGCTTTTACAAGTGATGCAATTAAATCTTTAACTTCAATTACACCACAACAAGCACAAACATTCATAGATGCAGACTATCCAGATTCCTTAGTATTTGGTCAAGGAGGAGGTGTAACTGAAGCAACCCCTATTTACAAAAAAGATGCGTCAGGTAATGATGTAGTAGCACCTCCTGGAACATTCACACCAGGTCAATCAACACAACGCGCAGGTGATGGAATGATCGACCTACTTGGTGACACACGAAACATCACACAATACGAAACCAAAACCGCCACCCAAGCAGATGTGGACGCTGGACTTGCAGATGAAGTGGGCAAGCAATTTGTACAGCAAGTCAACACAACAGACCAAGCAGGATTCCGTGATGGTGAGTTTAAAGGTCTATCTGCAATGGCAGAAGATATACAACGTGGTAACTTATCACGCCAGCGTGAAGCAGACCTACAAGATGTAGCTCGTTTAGAACCACTCTTTGGTCAAATCATGGAGGATTATAAACCTGGTACTACATCTGCATTGACCGGGGCAAAAGATTTAATCGAAGAACAAAAAGATAACCTGCTTGGAGAAGTGGGTATTTCCGATCCAACAAAAGTACAAGCACAAGGTGTACAAGCAGATGCCCTACGAGCAGGTTTAATGTCCGATGCAGAAGAAGCACTTGGACAAGGACTAACAGATCGTGAGGAACGACAAATCGCAGAGGCTGCACGTGCACGCTCCACCATGATGGGTAGAACATTTGACCAATCTGGTGCAATCGCAGAGGCAGAAGCAAGGGTTGCTGAAGACAACCAACGCAGAATGCAGAACCGAGGATTTGCACAATCTGTACTTGGACAGGAAGCAGGTATACAGACAAGTGATGATACTCGCTCCATGCAGGCAGACCAATTTAACGTGGCATCAAAAATGGATGCCGAGAAATTGCGTGAATCTCTAAGGCAACAAGGATTGCTAGGATATTTAGACGCAGCCTCACGAGTATCTCAACTTGAGAACCAAGGACAACTCGATCCATTCCAGGCAATACTTGGACGATCTGGTGGTGGAAGCTTGCAAGCCGGACAATCTGTATTCGGACAGGCAGGCTATGGATTAAATGCACAACCTGCATACCTTAACCCAGAGAGTGGACTTGGATACATACAAAACCAAGCAACCAATGCAGCTAATATGTATGGTGCTCAAGTAGCAGCAGATGCAACCAGGAATGCAGGTATCATGAGTGGTATTGGTTCAGCAGCAGGTGGATTACTTGGTAATACATCACTCTTCTGCTGGGTAGCAAGAGAAGTATATGGCGAGCATAATCCAGCATGGAAGATGTTTCGTATGTGGATGTTCCTAGAATCACCAAGCTGGTTCTTTAAACTATACAAGAATTACGGAGAACGCTTCGCAAGTTTCATCGCAGATAAACCACGCTTGAAAGCAGTAATCCGTAAGTGGATGGATTCAAAAATAAGGAGATAATATTATGGCAAGAAAACCATTCTTTAGCGGAAATTACGGATCAGCGCTTGCACGGGTCGATACTCGACCCATCATTGAAGCCGGGCGTGCGCAAGGCCAAATGTACGCCAACATGGGAAGCCAGATTGGAGGCATGATTAAGGAGTACGGGCTTAACAAGGAGAAGCGTGCAGAACTTACAGATCAAATTGAAAGTGCCATAAAGTTTAATCCTGAGTACCTAACACGCATGACATCAACAGGGGATGAGATGGCAGACAAGGAGGCACAAAACAAATTAGATAAACTTGCAAAAGGTGATTTAAATATGACTCAGTTAAAAGGTCTTGCAGGTGACCTTGCGATGATGGAGAAAGTGGATCTTAAAGCACAAAAGGAAGAGGATCGCAAAATTGCAAACTTGTATAAAAATACACTTACAAAACAAGTAGAACAATCAACTGCTAGTAAAAAACTTATAGACGATTTAAGTGCAAGTAAGCTAAAACGTGAAGATCAGTTAAGAAAGTCTTATGCAGCGCAAGGCAGGACAATTATAGAACAATTGCAGGGTTCATCTAATAAAACCCAAGCATTTAATAAACTTACTCCTGGTCAACAGAAATTAGTAAGAAATCTTAATGCAATAGAATCGGGAGTTTATGATCTTGAAAAATTAGATTTTGACCCTTTTGAAAATCAAAAATTCACAACAGGTAATATTAATATTCAAAAGTTACTTGGTGAGGTTGATGAACAAAAAACAAAATCAGTTAAAGAACAAAAAGGCGAAAAATATTATCAACAATTAGAGGAAGAACTTGAGACAGACTTAACCTATCAAATGGGTGACTTTAGTAAAATGACTCCAAGGGAATTATGGTTGGCAAGTAATGAATCTAATATTGCCCAGCGTCAACCACTTGAGAAATTTGATCCAAGCAAAGTAGAGGAATACAAGCAAGCAGTCTTGCAGACACAACAAGATACTATAGAGGGACGTGGACAGCAACAAATTGTAGATGCTGGTGGTATTGTTGCACCACAAGGTGCATTACAAATGGTAGACGGACAACTATCAAGAATTGGAACTCCTGCTGAACAAATGACTACGCAGAATTTTGAACAAGCAACTCAAGGCATTCCTGGAACTCCTACGATAAGACCTGTTGATACGAGTACTGCATTCAGAGGGCAAGCTCCTGAGATGATAGAAGATTTTGGTAATTCTATATCAATGTTTTTTACAGGTGAACCGATGGAGACTTTTGCAGATGGTAAAAATGCAGTTCAGCAGGTGCAGAATTTATCTACGATTAAAAATACAGTGCAACCTGTTTTGTTGAATGAATTTGGTGGGAAAGTAACAAATTTCCAAATGACACAGGTACAAGAAAATATTCCATTAAAAACTGATTCTAGAGCAGTAGGTAGAGAGAAACTTGAGAATTTAACAGGCTTGATGGAAGCACAACTAAGTAAAGCTAATCTTTATTTACAAACTACGAAACCAGGCACAGAAAACTATGCAGATGCTGCATATGTAAAAAGACAAATTGAGGCTAACTTACCTATGTTAAAGCAAGCATTTCAATCTAAGCAAAGCTACACAACGCCTGCAAATATTAGAAAGATATTAGACAGCAATAAAACCAAACCTAAAGCTCAAGTTGACACAAATGCATCTAATGTGGACTTGAGCAATTTTACAATAGATCAACTCTTGCAAATGCAAAACAGATGAGCCAAATAACACAAGAGCAAATACGTGCAGAACTTCGTAGGAGAGGAGTTTCAGAACGAGAAATTGGTTTATCCCATATGGATAATAAGCACAAGGAATACGAAGAGTTTTTAAAAACTAATATTGGATTACAAGGTGATCCAGCATATCAAGATGTTCTTAATGAATATCGAAATTTAACACAACAACGCGCACAAGCATTTTCTGACTTTCAAGCACAAAAGACAGATGATCCTTCAATGACAGCAAAAGCAGACGCATTAGCTAGAGGTGTCATGGAGGGAGTTGGGCAAGTAGCTGCACTTCCTGTTGAAGCAGTTAATGCGTCACCAAGACTTTTAAACTTAGTGCCTGGTAATGATGTAGAGTTTGAGTCTTTTTCAAAAGATCCACTTGGTGGTTCTAAAGATATGCGCAGGGTTACACAAGGACTTGGCCTTGGTTATTACAAGCAAAACCCAAGCAGGTTAGGTCTAACCGATAGTGATGAACCAGCACAAGTAGGAGACATGCCTCCATCAACAAGGCCATTTGCAGTTGCAGGTGAGGAGATTGGCGCAGCAGCAGCTTTTGCAGCACCAATAGCTATAGCTGCAAAAGGCAAAACTGCATTACAAATTGCAAGTTTAGAAAAAAGTGCAAACCCGGTAAGTCAAATGGTTGCCTACGCTGCAAAGAATCCATTGGCAAACGCTGGTTTAGAAAGCACCTTTGCAATTCTTTCGGGTACAGGTGCTGGTGTTGCTGAATCAGTTGCGCCAGGTGACTCTTCTGCAAGAATGATAGGTGCGGTTGCAACTCCTTTAGCTCCAATTGCAGTGCCAGGATTGACACTTGGTTTAGTAAAACTAGCAGGTGGACAAAGTTTAGAAAAACTTGGAACAAATTTAAAAATTAGATTGGGTGATACAGATTCTGCTGCTGCAAAACTATTACAACAAGGTATTATTGATGCAGGTGGTGACCCTGCTCGTCTTGCTAATTCAATTGAAAGTTTCCTAAAGAAAAACCCACAATATAGAAATAAGCAAACAAAGGGAGATTTATCACCTGGGATGATAACAAACGACCCATCTATGCTCGCAGTTGAGCGTACTTTGATCGAGACTGACGAGCAAGTTAAGAAAACTGCTGCTGACCAATCAAGGAAAGCAATCATAGAGATGGATCGTTTGTATAACTCAGTGCTTGGCATAAAAGGCGCAGATCCAGAGTTACTTCGTATAGTTGCTGATGCAAGAAAAGCACAACTTAATGCAGTTACCGGATTGCGCGTAAAAAATGCAGTTGATAAGGCAAATATATTACAGAGCAGATTGCAAGGATTTGCAGTGCCTGGAGTACCGCAGGTTAAAGAAAAAACTGCTAGGCAAATTAAAAAGATATTTGATGATACCCATGCAGATTTAAGGACTACAGAAAATCAATTATGGAATCGTGTAGATCGCACATTACGAGTTACTCCATCAGAAACTGAAGCATCTTTATTAAAAATTGCATCTGAGCCAGAAGGAATGGTTGGCATAAATTTAACAGATGGATTACGCAAACTTACAAAAAAGACAGGAAACACCGCAGTATCTTTACAGTCCGATGATTTATTAAAAGCTAGATCAGAAATTAGCAGTCAAATAAGGGCTGCAATGAAAGGAGATAATCCAAATCGTGATTTAGCACGTAGGTTGCATGATTTAGAAACATCAATAGTTGACGATTTAAGAAGTGCAGGGTCTGGGACTCAATTAGATTTAGCATCTGCTGCAACTAGAAATCGCTATGAGTTTTTATACCTTCCACCCGTGCAACAAATGTGGTCAAAAGGATTACAAAGTAATTTAAAGAAACCTGACCTTGTTCTTGATTCTCTTTTAAAAGGTAAACAACAAAAAGTTTACCAAACATTTGATGACATAATGCAAGCAGGTGCAAAGGGTGTATATCAAAAAGACATGCGTGATCCACTTGCTAGGTTTTACTATGCAATGGCAAATGAAACTATAGTGGATGGTTCAACTGTTGATCTTACAAAACTTGGAACTTTTTTAAACACACATGAAAAAGGTCTTAAGGATTTAGGTATATTTGACGATTTAAAGAAACCAGAAGTACAAGCTCATTTAGTCAAGAGACTAGAGCAGTCTACTAAAAAGCTAAAAAATAATTTTGAAACCAAGTCATTAGCAGGTAGGGTTTTAAAAACAGGTCGAGTTGATGATTTTATAGGAAATATTTTAAGCGGAAGTGAAAAAAGATATATTGATCTTAGAGACTCTGTAAATCTTGCAAGAAAACATTCAGATCCAAGTAGAGCATTAGAGGGTATCCAACAATCTGTTGTGGAAAACCTTATACAACAAAGCACAATAAAATATGGCAAATCTAGTTACTTGAGTGGTAACAAGTTGCTTGAAAGTTTATCACAAAAGCAAGGCAAGCGTACATTAGAACAAGATTTAGTTTCTAGTAAATTGCTTACGAAGAAAGAAATGGATTCGATTAAAGCAATGGCAAATCGAGCTAAAGAGTTTGAGGAATCACTCATGCAAAGAGCAAGTGGTGAAGAATTAAAATCAATCTCTGAAGGTCTTGGGACTGACGCTTTTGTTGACATTGTAGGCAGACTTGCTGGTGCTACATTAGCTTCACAAAGTATTTTATCTGGAGGCGCACCAAGTCTCATTGTTGCCCATATAGGTTCTCAAGCAGGTAGGAAATTCCTTGATAAAATGCCTACTTTAAAACTGCGTGAAATCTTAACTGAGGCAATGCTAGATCCTGTTTTTATGAAAGCATTACTTGAGAAACCTACATCTGCAACTGCCAGAAGTAATTCCCAGCGTAAAATTAAATATTTACTTGCTAGTAAAGGTTTATTATCTCCTGACGATCAGTATCAAATAGAAGACCCAGAAGCTAATACACAAGCGCTAATGCAAGAAACAATGCAGCTTGCAAGGGCAGGTAAAAACAAGTTGCAAATCATGGACTTGTACGAGGAAGCTGCACGCAAGCCTAACTCAGATATTGGCCCATACATGCTTGACCAAGTGCAGTCATTAATTGGCGTTGATGACGGACAACGAGCGAAGATAATGAAGCAATACGAAGACAAGAAGATGGATTACTTCCTTAAGCGTAGAGGTAGATTTCAAGAAAAAGAAAACCCACAAGCAATGTTCCCGTAGACTTGACAAAATAAACAACTCAAACTAACTTAGCATTTACAAAAGGGACGTAGTAATTCCTTGAGTTAGCTGGCAGGAGTGTCAGCACCTAGCCACCTCCGGGTGGCTTTTTTTGGTCTGCATTACTAGTGCTACCTAATGAAGGTAAAAAAAATACACAATGTGTTTGACATAAAAACATTTTTTGCTTTTTTTGCTTTCATAACAAGGATATTTACTAACAACAATTAGATAGAACCTTGCATTTCTAAAAAGAGATCACATGCATTTCTTAGAGGAAGTCGCAAGGGGCAATAAAAACCCACAAAAACAAAAACTAAAAAAATGCACATAACCAACAACCAAGTAAAAGCTTTACATGCTCCAAGAGGAGATATAGACAATCGTGGAAAATTACCCCAACCCCCACGAAATATGCATGATAGTATTGTATTGAATTATGAGAAACCTCAAGCACGGACAATCCTTCTAAGCGAATTAATTTACGCTTACAAAGATTGTCGAAGTACATCTTTTAATAAACCCAAGTATGAAACACAACGTAATTGTGCGAATGCATTCAAGTATGTATTAAAGAAACTAGAGATGAGCTTGGACTTGGATACAAGGTATTTGGGTGGCAGGCATCCCAAGAGTGGGTTGATCTTGCCTAAGCATTTTTTGCGTAACTTTCCAGAAGGTGCAGACAGATTGAAATTGTCCAAGTCTTTATTCTCTCGTGGCATGATTGAATGGTATGACGAGATTGGGATTGAGACTAGTCACATGGCCAATTGGCAAACAATGGTCGTGAAGCAAAAGCCCGTTAAGGCATTCATACCAACGAATGACATTAATGTGATTATCGAGAAGTGTGAATCGGTCAAGCATACCAAACCAATATTTTACAAAGCGTACTTACTTGCGTATGGATTGGGCTTGCGGAACTCAGAAATGAGGCGAGCGAAGTGGAGTGATTTATATGAGGACATAGAAGGTAATAAATGCATTCGTATTCATAAGCCTAAAAGTGGT